ACCACGAAGGGGCGCGGATTGGACACGCACCAGCCAGAGTTGCGGGCGCAGCACGAACGGAAGTGGGTCGAGGTGCTGACGCGGCACTATCGTCGGCAGGAAGCGGCGATTATGAGCCGTATCCCGGAGGAGCCGGGTAAATCCGACATCGGCGGCGTGTGGTGGGACGAGGAGCGGTGGGACCGGGAGTTGTACGAGGACCTCCTCCGGCTCAATGTGCTGACGGCGGGGGCCTGGGCGGGCGAGTTCTCCACCAGGTTGGAAATTGAGGTTTCGGAGGAGCGGATGCTGCCGTGGCTTCAGGAGCACAGCCAGGTCCAGGCAGCCTACATCAACGGCCAGACACGGGACCAATTGACGGAGGCCCTACGGGCCCCGGAGCCGCACCAGGTGGTGAAAGACCTTTTCATGACGGCGATCAGCGTTTGGACGCGACGTCAGGCCGTTTCGGGCATCACGACGGCCTCCAGCTTTGGGGCGACTGAGGCAGCACAGGCCGGGGGGCTGGCGACGAAGATGTGGCGGGTGAACAGCAGCCATCCGCGCGATGAGCACTTGGCAATGCACGGGGAGAGGGTGGGGATCCGCGAGCGGTTCAGCAATGGGATGCGGTGGCCAGGAGACCCGGCAGGCGGGGCGGAGAACAACGCGAACTGCCAGTGTTCGGTAGAGTTCGGGAGGTAACAGCGATGGGACAAAAGGTATATCGGGGACGAATCGAGTTCAAACAGGATGCGGATACGACCGGCGAGTTCCGGGCCGAGTTCGCTACGCTGAACGTGATCGACCACGACGGGGACGTGACCGTGCCTGGCGCGTTCCAGGACGGGCAGGAGACGCTCATCGAGGCGTGGAACCATAACTATGGCCAACTGCCGGTGGGGAAAGGAGTCATCCACGAGGATGAGGACAAGGCGGTCGTCGAGGGGCATTTCTTCCTGGATACCCAGGGCGGCTTGGAGCACTACAAGACGGTCAAGGCGCTCGGCGATCTGCAGGAATGGTCGTACACGTTTGACGTTGAGGACAGTGGCTATGGCGAGTTCGACGGCCAGGACGTGCAGTTCCTGCGCAAGCTGGACGTCTGGGGCGTGGCACCGGTGGAGCGGGGTGCGGGCATCGACACGCGGACGACCGACATCAAAGGGCGCAAGGCGGCGCTGGGGTCGCACTCGACGGCGACGACGGACGCGGCCTGGGATGGATCGGCAAACGAGGCGCGGGCACGCAGTGGGGAGGATGAGGCGTATTACAAGCGCATCTTTGCCTGGCGCGATCCGGACGGCGATGCGACGGTCAAGTCCTCGTATCGGTTCGTTCACCACATGATCGCTGAAGGTGGCGCGCCCGGAGCAGCGAACGTCCGGGCATGCCAGACGGCGATTGGCGTGCTCAACGGCGGCCGGGGCGGGACGACGATACCGGATGGCGACCGGCAGGGCGTGTGGAACCACCTGGCGAAGCATCTGCGGGATGCGGACGTGGAGCCGCCAGAACTGAAGGCAGTCAAGGGCGCTGGGGACAGCGCTGGTGATGGCGCGGAGGACGGCGAAGGCGAGGCCGGGGACGGGGACGGTAAGCCGAGCGGTGTATCGCCGCGCGATGTGCAGGTTCAGATCGACATATTGAAAGCACAACTGTAGGGGGTGTGAGGTGAACAAGAAAGAACGAATGCTCAGCCTGTTGCAGCAAGCGCAGGCTATCGTGGACGGGGCGGAAGCGGAGAAGCGCAGTCTCACCGACGAGGAGCACGAGCAAGCGATGAAGTTCATCGGCGATGCGATGCAGATCCGAGACGAGATCAAGACGGATGAGCGGGACACGGAGCTGAAGGACGCCCTGGGCAAGCTGCTGGGCGATCTGCAGCAGGGCGAGCCGCAACCGCAACCGCAAGAGGCCAAGGGGACGCTGGGCGAGCGGTTCCTGGCAGACCCGGCCTGGCAGGCGTGGAAGAAACAGGTCGCGCCGAGCGGTCAATTCACCAGCGGACGGCTGGGAATGTCGCCGGCGGTGATGGTCAAGTCGTTCGGACTGTGGGGGCGCAAGGAGCTCATCACCGGGCTGGATTCGACGAGCGCGGGTGTGTTCGTGATCGCGGATCAGACGGGCCTCTATGAGGCGATCGGGCGCTATCCCACGGTGTTGCGCGACCTGATCAGCATCCGGCAGACGGCCAGCGACGTGGTCGAGTACGTGCGGCAGACGGCGCAGGTGACGCAGGCCGCCCCGACGCCGGAGGCGAACGTGAAGTATGTCACCGGTGCCACCGGTGAAATCAGCGGCGAAAAACCGCAGGGCGCAATGGCTTTCGAGCGGGTCAGCGAGACCGTAAAATGCATCGCCGTCTATGTCGGGGCGACCAAACGCGCGCTGGCGGACGCGGCACAGATCCGGGGGATCATCGACCAGGAGCTGCGCGACGACCTGGTGGACTGCCTGGAGGACCAACTGTTCAACGGCAACGGCGTGGGTGAAAATTTCACCGGGCTGGCGAACCAGGCCGGGACGCTGGTCCAGGCGTTTAACACCGACATTCTGACCACGACCCGGCAGGCCCTGACGACGCTCCTGGTGACGGGCCGGCAGGTGCCCACCGCGTGGACGTTCAGCCCGACCGACTGGGAGACGGTGGAGCTCCTCCAGGACAACGATGGGCGCTACTACTGGGGCGGGCCGCTGTCGCAGGGTCCTCCTCGGATGTGGGGCGTGCCGGTGGTGCAGTCGTTCCACCAGACGGCGGGGTCGGCCTGGCTGGCAAACTGGCGTAAAGCGGTCTTGTGGGATCGCGAACAGGCGACGATCACGGCCACCGATTCCCACGACGACTGGTTCATCCGCAACATGGTGGCGATCCTGGCGGAGATGCGGGCGGCCTTCGGGCTGATCCGGCCTAGCGCGTTCATCAACGTCGAGTTGGCGTAAGACGCCCCCGAGACGGGGGCTGGGAGCTAGTATGTAAGCTGGAGGTTAGTATGGCGCTGCGTGTCAACGTCGTGTGCCGGAATCTCAACGATGACCGGGTGATCCCGCGTTTCGCGAGGTATCTGCGGGACCACCTCGGTTGGACGTTGACCGCAGCGCCCGATCCGCGCGCGGAGGTGGTGTATCTATCGGGGTACTTTGAATCGCAGAAGTGCCAGCCGTGGCCGAGCGTACCGGTCGCGGCGATGTTCACGCATCGAGAGGAAACGCCGCCGGGCAACGCGAAGGCGAAGCTGTTCGACGCGGTTGCACAGCGGGTTCAACTGCGGGTGGCGATGTGCCAGTTGTACGCGGAGCTGCTCAGCAAGTTCGGGCCGACGATTCAGCCCCCGCTGCCTGTGGAGCGGGACAAGTTCACTATCGCCCACTCACGCAGGCGAGGGCGTCCTGTGGTCGGGTTCTCGGGGTACACGTACCGGAATCACCGCAAGGGCGAGGACCTGGTCAAGGCGGTGCTGGCCAGCAAGATCGGGAAACGGGTGGAGTGGCGCGCGTCGGGGCGGGGATGGCCGGTCAAAACGACGCGGTACAAATGGGTCGAAATGCCGGCGTTCTATCAGGGTTTGGACGTGTTGGTATGTCCAAGCCGGGTCGAGGGCGGGCCGATGCCGGTGCTGGAGGCGCTCTCCTGCGGCGTCCGGGTGGTGATTCCGCGAAAAGTGGGGATCCTCGACGAACTGCCGGACACAGCGGGCATCCACAGGTACGAACGTGGGGACGCCAAGGGGCTGGTGAGGGCGCTGGAGGCGGCGTTGTCTGAGCCGTTCGATCGGAAGGCGCTGCGGGCGGTCACGGAGCCGTACACGGTAGAGGCGTGGTGCAAGGCCCATGCCGCGATGGTGCCGGTGCTGTTGGGCCAGGGACAGGTGGACGCCGGGATCACGGAGGAGAAACCAGTGGCGAGTAGGCGAAAGCAGCCGGTCATCAAAGCAGTAGAACCACGCAAACGGGGCACGGGTAGCACGCGCGGCATCTACGTGGTGGCGTTCGGAGGCCCGGCGCGCAAGAGCGGCCGGCGGCTGTTATTGAGTATCAAAAAACACATGCCCGACATTCCCATTTGCCTGGTCGGGGCCAGCAAGATGGGGATCGAAGACGTGTTTATCCGGCAGCCGGACAGCGACGTGGGCGGACGGCGGGC